AAAACAAACCGAATCAATACCAGTAGGGCAAGGCTCAGAAGATGATTTGCCATTTTAATATAAGGGGTGCTGCGGCACCCTTTTTTAATATAATATTATGAAAGAAACTATTAAATTTTTACTTCATAGAATTGAAGCATTAACAATAGAATTAGAAAAAAAGAATAACCTATTGAATGGTTATCAAGCAGTTAATAAAGAATTAAATAAACAATTAAATGTTAATAGAAAACTTAAAACAAATAGAGGATAATATTAAAGATTATCATTCAAAAGATTGCATTTCAGCAAGTGGTCTGAAATTAATTTATAAAAGGTCAATATATCATTATTTAAATAAAGAATTTAAAAAAACACCTGCAATGGATTTAGGTAATGCCGCACATATTTTATTATATGAAGGTTTACAAAAATTTGAACAAGAATATTTTGTTTTACCTAAATTAGATATGAGAAAAAAAGATGATAAATTATTAAAAGAACAATTAATTAATAAAAATATTGGTAAAGAAAATGTATCAAATGACCAATATAAAATATTAATGAAACTTTACACTAATCTAAATTCATATAAAGAGGCTTTATTTTTTACAAAGGGTAAATATGAAATTAGTCATTATGGAACTTATGAAGGAATACCTGTACGAGTTAGACCTGATTGTATGGGTAAAGATTGGATAAGTGATATTAAAACTTGTCAAGATAGTTCACCAAGAGAATTTAAAAACACTATATGGAAATTTTCATATATGGTACAAGCAGTTTTTTATTGTGATATGTTAGGATATGACCCTAAGAAATTTAGATTCATAGCCTGTGAAACTAATCCACCTTATACAGTACAACATTATGCTTTAAGTGAAGATATGATTTCTGTTGGTAGAGATGGTTGGAAAAAAGCATTTAGGCTATGGAAAAAATATGTTACTGAAAATAAAATAACTTATTTTGAAGGTTATGATAAAACTAATGATGGGGCAATTATAATATGAGAGATATAGTTAAAATTAAAAAGGCTTGTGATAAGCATTTTGATATTGATATATCAAAAAAAACTAGGGTACGAAAATATGCTGATGCTCGTAAAATGTATTATAAAATTTGTAGAGAATTATTATCTGAATCTGTACAAACAATAGGTGATGTTGTTAATGTTGACCATTCAACTGTAATAGTTGGTGCTCAAAGATTAGATGACTTAATTAAGTATAATGCAAATACTAAAGAAAATTATTTAACTTTAAAGTATAAATGTATTGATGTGGTAAAAATTATGAACAACCCTTTTGTAAAATATTTAGGAAAAGAAGATTTATTACAAAACAAAGTAATGACATATTTACAAACTAAATATCCTGATATTTATGTAATTCATGTACCTAACGAAGGAAAACGAACACCGTTTATGCAATTTAAATTTAAATATTTAGGTGGTAAAAGAGGTATACCTGATATATTAATTTTTCATCAAAATAAAAAAGGCAAATGTGGATTAGCAATTGAGTTAAAAGTAGGATATAATAAACCAACTAAAAATCAATTTGAAGCATTAGAGAGTTTAAAAAAAGCAAATTGGGAATGTCATTGGTTAAATGATTATGAAAAAACTATTCAAATAATAAATGAATATTTTAAATAATTATTATGCAAAAAAAATGCTTTTCTGGAATGAGGAAAGACAAAGATTAAAGTATACAAATAATATAAAAAATTTAGATTTAGATTTCGAATATGTAGGCAAACTAACATTAGCTGAATTTGATTTATTTTTAGAATCAATATTTATAGTTTATGAGGATAATCATATTTCTTTTGAAGAAATTGTAATTATGTATACAAAATTAATTAGTTTTATTAGTGAATTAAAAAGAATAACAGATGAAGAATTATGAAAAGAACATATTATGCAGTAATTCCTGCCTATGTTAGATATGACAAAGATTTAACACCTAATGCTAAATTAATGTTTGGCGAACTTACTGCATTGAGTAATGATAAAGGTTATTGTTATGCATCTAATAAATACTTTTCAGAACTTTATCAAGTGTCTACTGTATCAATTTCTAAATGGATTAATCAATTAAAAGAAAAAAAATATATTAAAGTTTCTTTTACCTATAAACCAAATTCTAAAGAAATAGAATCAAGAAATATCTATATAAGTAATGTTAAAGAGGTATCTAATATTTCTTTAATACCCCATAAAGAAAAGTTAAAAGATAATAGTAATAATACTATTATTAATAATAAAGAGATAATATATAATGAGTTAATTGAAAAATCTTTTTCTCATTTAATTAAATTATTTCCTTTAGCAGTTCAACCAAGAACTGCAATTGATATTAGAAATTGGAAAGATTGTTTAGACAAGCTTGATAGAATTGATGGTTACGACACAAGAGCAGTTTATTATATAGTTAAAAAAGTAAGATTAGATGACTTTTGGAAAGATAACTTTTTTTCAATTTTAAAACTTCGTAAAAAAAACAATGATGGTGTAAAATACATTGATATGTTTAAAGCGAAATTTGCAAAAGATTATGAATTTAATAAAAAATGATTTTTGATTTAATAATATTAGATAAAATGGAAAATATGAGTTTAATAAAAAATAGTAAAAGAATAAAACAATCAATGGATTTTACAGGTGTACAAAATCGTGCTATACATCCAAGTGATATTGATGGAGTTTTAGAATTTGATGATAAATATTTGTTTTTAATTGAAATGAAATTCATAGCAACGGATATACCAACGGGACAAAAAATGATGTTAGAAAGAATAATTAATGCTTGGGAAGAATCAGGAAGAATTGGTGCAATTTTAAAAGTTGAACATAAATTTAGAGATGAAGAAATTGATGTACCATTACATTTATGTTTTGTAACAAAAGTTTATAGTAATAAAAAATGGCTTAAAATAAAACCACAACAATTTTTAAAATATTTAAATAGAATTGGTAAAAAACATAAAATAAATAAGTGTGTTTTTTAGTTTGTATAGGAAAAAAATTAAATTAGCCAAAAGAAAAAGAAATGAAAGAAAAATTTTTAGATATAGGTATTGATATTGGTACTCGTTCAGGTAATTATCATATAGTATGTCCTAAGTGTAGTCACACGAGAAAAAAATCAAAAGATAAATGTTTATCAATTAATGTTGAAAAAGGTTTATATAATTGTTTTCATTGTAATTGGTCAGGTAATGTAAATGTAAGAGCAAAAAAACAATATGTAAAACCTGTAGAAGTAAAATCACCATTAAATAAAAAAACTATTGAATGGTTTGCTAATAGAGGTATTTCTGAAAATACTTTAGTTAATTGGAAAATTACAGAAAGCAAAGAATATTTTTCTCAAGTAAAAGAAAAAAGAAATGCTATTAATTTTAATTATTATAGAGAAAATGAATTAGTAAATATAAAATTTAGAGATGGTAGTAAAAATTTTAAATTATATAAAAATGCTGAATTAATATTTTATGGTCTTGATAGAATTAAGACAATGGATAAAATTTATATAACTGAAGGTGAAATTGATGCTTTAAGTTTATTTGAATCAGGTATATTTTCAGTTTGTAGTGTACCAAATGGAGCAAATGTTGGTAATCAAAGATTAGAATATTTAGATAATTGTTGGGAATATTTTGTAAATAAAAAAGAAATTATTTTATGCACAGATAATGACCAAGCAGGATTATCATTAAGAAAAGAATTAGCAAGAAGGTTTGGAAAAGGTAGATGTAAATACATTGATTTTGGAGAATATAAAGATGCTAATGAAATATTAATTAAATTAGGAAGTAGTGAATTAAGAAATGTTTTAGATAATCCTAAAAATTTTCCTATTGAAGGAGTATTAAATATTAACGACATTTGGGATAGTGTTTTAAATTATAATGAAAATGGAATTACAAATTACAATGTGCGACTTGGAAACAGTAGAGAATATTATAACATTAGCTTCGGAGAATGGTCTGTATGCACAGGGATTCCAAATGCAGGAAAAAGTGACGTCATCGACCAAATATGTGTTAATCTTGCATTACACGAAGATTTTCGCATAGCAATGTTTTCACCTGAATCTTTTCCATACGAAGCACATATTAAAAGATTAGCAAATAAAATAAATGAAAAAGATTGTGATGTTGAAACATTAAATAATACAAAAGATTTTATAATTGAACATTTTGATTTTGTAAAAATAGATTTAGAAAATTTAACATTAAAAGGTATATTAGATGCTTTTAGACAATTAGTGTTTCAAAAAGGAACTAATGTTTGTGTAATAGACCCTTGGAATATGTTAGACCATTCTGCACAAAGAGATTTTACTTATGTAGGAAAACTACTTTCAGAGATTACACAATTCTGTCAACAAACAAACACTCATTTGTTTTTAGTAGCACATCCAAGAAAAATGGAAAGCATAGATGGAAAGTATAGAGTTCCCAACCCCTATGATATTTCTCAATCAAGTGATTTTTTTAATAAAGCATATAATTGTATTACGGTTTATAGAAATCTTGGTCAACAAACACAATACACTAGTGATAGTGTTTCTATATATATACAAAAAGTAAAAAGAAAAGAAAATGGAAAGCAAGGAGATTTTATGATAGCACCTGATTTTAAAAATGGAGGTGTATATAAAGAGATAAATGAATATGACCAAAAAATCAGTAATCAAAATAGTGACATACCATTTTAAATTTTTACATTTGTATATGTTTGAAATTGAAGTAGCTACCTGTTATGGTTTTGGAATTGGTATATATTATACTAATGAAGATATTGAAGGAATGGATAAAGTAGCTGACAATTTAAGAAACACAATACAAATCGCATTTTTTTTTGTTATTATAAACATAAATTATTATACCGATGCCTAAAAAAGTAAAAATAAATACATTAATAAAAAATACTGATAATCCTAGATATATAAAAGAGGATAAATTTAATAAACTTGTAAAATCTATTAAAGAATTTCCTGAAATGTTAGAGAAACGACCAATAATTGTAGATGAAAATATGATTGTATTAGGTGGTAATATGAGATTAAGAGCCTGTTTACAGGCAGGATTTAAAGAAGTTTGGATTGAGCAAGTAACTAATTGGACCGATAAACAAAAAAAAGAATTTGTAATAAAAGATAATGTTGGATTTGGTGAATGGGATTGGGATGTATTAGGTAATAATTATACTTTTGAAGAATTAGAGGATTGGGGTCTTGATGTAAATACTTTTGATATGGATGATGAACAAGCAGATTTACAAGAAGCATATACAAATAAAATAGATGCACCAACATATACACCATCTGACGAGAAACCAAAATTAACAGAATTATTAGATGATGAAAAAACCAATTTATTAATTAAAAAAATAAAAGATTCTAAATTAAAGAAAACAGAAAAAGATTTTTTAATAAATGCAGCTTACAGACATTTAAAATTTGACTATGCAAAAATAGCAGATTATTATGCACATAGTGAAAAAGATACACAAGAATTAATTGAAGATTTATCATTAATTATTATTGATTTTGAAAAAGCAATTGCACAAGGTTATTTACAATTACGAGAAGAAATAACAAACCAATATATAGAAGAATATGGAGAAGAAGAATAATGAATATGTAGTTTTTATTTTAACTTATGG